CTCCCAATCGAGGAACAGCTGCGTAATCTGATGTGTATTCCGTGTATCAATAATGACGGTGACGACACAGACTCAGATGCCGATTATGGTGATAGACAATGCAGCAGTGACGAAGAAGATGAAGAACAATAATATTATTAATAATAAATTGTTATTATTGATTTAGTTTTTCCATAAGGAGATTGTGTTTTTTTGATTTGCGGTGGTCTATTAACCAACCTTTTGATAAAATACAACCACATTCACAGGTGACTTTTTGTCGTTTTTTTTCGCTAATTTTGTCTCTATATTGGTCATAATATTGTTTACAATTTTTGATATTTTCCTCTCTACGCTGAGTATTATATTGTTTCATATATTCTGACCTAATCAACCCAGTCCCGCAAGATTGCATATTCATATCAGCTTTTAACAGCTGACGAACACGCTCCTCTTCGATTGAAAGTTCCATTTTTGAATTACACGGAAAAATCGAATGCGCCTTCATGTCCCATTCGCCGGCATTTTGACGGATCGTCTTATAGAGTTTGTAATTATATTCTTTACTGTTCTCATTGTCAAGGCAAGTCTTATGATTGTTCTTGCGTGATCTAAAATTAAGAGTAGACCCTACATAAATATTATCTTTGCTTTTAATTGTGTATATAACGCTCTTGCTATAGTCGGGCATTGGCGATGTTGTATATTGTCGTATATTGTTTAAGTCCTTATTTATACTCTATATAACTTATAGACAACGATTATTTTGACAAGCAATGTAGCAGTGACGAGGAAGATGACCAATAAATATTATTAATAATAAATTTGAATTTATTTATTATTAACGTTGAATAGAGTAATTCACACTGAATATTGAGCTGCTAATCGTTTATATTTGTTTTTGATTTCAGTTCGAGTAAGTTTTCTATTTAGCTTGTCTTCAGAGTTTTTGATTAACCCCGCTATATATAATTCGGATTGTTCCATAGTAGTAATGTTTGGTTTTTTTTTCATAATTGCTTCTGCTGTATGAAGTAGTAATAATTTTGTGGTATGTTGATATGATACCTTATGGTTATATCTGCCCCTCGAATTTGATTTGTGTTCGCCGCCGCATATACAGCAAGTCACTAATGAACAATCGTCTTCAGATTTCTTGGCTTTAGTCTTATTCTGCTCATAATAATATTTATTTCGAATGGCTTTTTTGGCGGCTCTCTCTGCTGGGGTTTGTTTTAGACTTGCTGGAGTTGATGTAGGTGGATTAGTATTCGAATCGATATTAATATCCACCTTGGTTTGTAGGGCTTTGGCTTTCATAGCTTCCGCTTCCGCTGCTTCTTCGGCGTCCCATTGCTTTTGCTCAGCTTCTGCTTCAGCCATCTCAGCTTCATATTCGCTTGCAGAAGCAATTTTATCATCTGTTGACTCTCGCATAGCTGCGACTTTGTGAGTTTCGCGTAAGATTCTGGCTCTATTGAAGTAGTCTTGCCGGTGGCTAGTCCAAGTGACATGACTATGGAACTTCGATGGTTGCGATTCTGATACAGGCATATAATTCCAGTGCTCCCATTGGTCTTGATCAATAATATTCCAAGTCTCATCCTTTTCTTCGCGTAGGTAGTTTGGCATTTCACTTTCTGAATTATATAGAATAACCTCCATTGGATCTGATATATATATCTGTAAATATTTTAAATAGTTTTTTAGTTAAGTCAATCCTAATGGCTTAACTGGCTTAACTAAGAGTTGAAATCAAAAAATCAAAAGTCAAAAACGAAAATGAAAAAAAAACATCGGCAACCAATTATATGCTTTCTATTTTTTCAATATAGACTTTAGTTAAGCCAGTTAAGCCATTCAATTTGGCTTACCTAAGTATTTCCTAAAGATTACTCTATATATATATATATCCATATTATGGTTCATATGAAACATAATATGTTTTAGTAATCCAAATTATAAAACATATGAACCATAATATGTTTCTATTGGGGTTGGTTTTATATTTAATATAAATTTTCTTGTCTTAAATAGAAATATACATTAACGTCTCTCTAGATATAATGATAATGAATATAGATTCATAAACAATACCTACATATAGAGGGTATATTGTATAGTTTATAGAGAGAAACTATAACTACAAACATAGGATACATTGGCTTAAATATAGAATATTAATAGAGTATATATGGCCAGCCTTGCATTGACAGCGCGGGATAGTAATAATGAATGGTATACGCCTAAGTATGCTTTTGCTGATATAGCACACCTTATACCAAAGGACAAAATTATCTGGGAGGCATTCTACGGCGACGGAAGCAGCGGTCAATATCTGACTGAGCTGGGTTTCAATGTAGAACACGACGAACATTTAGATTTCTACGAATCAGCGCCTCTCGATTACGATATGATCGTAACGAATCCGCCTTATTCATCTAAGTCACGAACCTTTAAGCGACTGTATGAGCTAGATGTCCCGTTTATGATTCTAGTTCCAGTGTCGACGATAACAAAACAATTTACCAAGCGATATTTCATAAATGACCTACAGATGGTGATACCGTCGAAGCGCATCCATTTCGTGAGTGGTGGTGAGCAGTCCAAACGGAGCTGGTATGATGTCTGCTGGTTGTGCTATAAAATGGAATTAGCGCGCGATATTACTTATCTTTAGGTTGAGATTGAACCCAATTTTGGTGTTTCTTTGATTTCTTGTGTTGCTGTAAATTATGTTTCGTTACATTACAACCGCATTCGCAAGTAACTTTCTGTTTCCGATGTTCAGCGAGTTTAGCTTTATTTTCAGTCCTATATTGTTGTTGATATTCATCAATTTTAGCTTTATCTTCCGTATAGTATTGTTTTTTATATTCTTTATCACCTAACTCGCTAAGATTAATTCCTGTTCCGCACCGTTGGCTATTTAAATCCGCATTTAATAATTTGCGTATACGCTCTTCTTCGATGGTTTGTTCGATTTTATCGTTACACTGATACTTAGAGTGTGGTAGCATACACCACTCATTACCGTTTGCTCTAATCGCTTTATAGAGTTTTAAATTATAAGTTTTCTTATTCTCATTAGTAATACTATTGGTATGTCCACTCTTACGCTGTGTAAAGTTCGTCGTGCTACCGACATATAGCGAGTTGCCCGTCTTGATAGTATAAATTACAGTTTTTTGAAAATCGATAGGCTTCTTTGGCATATTAATCTATATTATATAGTGTCATTGTTTTTAAATTATAATACTTTATAATAATACTTATCTTAAGATTGGGTTCATAAATTTTTGAACCCAATAATTTGGATATAGATATTTGTCATGGTTAATATCTATAACGTATATATATATGACTGATACCTACTATCTTTACAAGAGCGATAAGCCGACCAAGAAATTTATTTTTTTAATGCCTTCTCATAAGCATATGCATTATTTCGGAAGTTCATCTTATCGTGACTATATACGAATGAACGATAAGAAGAGCGAGTTCTATGAGCCTGATTTTAAGACACGCGAACGCATTAAATATGCGTACCACAGACGGCACGCGAAAGAGAAAGGCGGACGACATACCCCGTCATCAATGTCAAAGCTAATATTATGGAACAAACCGACCTTAGCAGAATCTATTAAAAGCTATGAAAAGAAGTTTTCTGTTAAAGTTGTATTTAAAAATAAAAAATTAACAGAATCTGAAAAAAAGAAATTGATGGATATTTAACCGATAATTTCTCTCTATATATAAAAATGAAATTCGTAAAAAATCAAATACCACGACCAACGCTAAAGCCTATAGTCATTGGTAAACCAAAGCCTATTGATGACTCACATTATTTTAGAATAATACAGCCACCGCCACCCATTCCGAGAAAACGGAAATCGAAATCAAATTAAATGATATGAATCTATATAATGTCAAATACAATCGAAGGACCAACCGCCGCAAATACTAACGCAGAATTTGAATCTGTGTCAGAGCCGTTTTTCTATTCTGAAGACCAGCAACCGGATCAAATATATTTAGAAGCTGTATTGCCACGAGTTCGCGACCCCACGCTTATTCCGTTTAACACACGTGTTCTAAACCCAGTACAGTATCCTGAACAAACAGAAAATGGCTTCCATCCTGTCACAAAAAACCCGAACGCATATGTCTATGATAACACCAATAAATATTTCCAACCTCAGAATTTTTAATATACCATAAACTTATAGATGCCGAGCCATGAACTCAATGATACGGATAAATCGAGTCAATCAATATTTATTCATAGTGAAGATAGCATCGTAAATATCAGCGGAAGTGATAGAATATATTATTTCGACGAAGCGATTGTAGCGCCTGTAGGGTGTCGTATAGTAATCGGTTTAACAAATATGGTGATCCCCAATGCTATTTACAATGTCAGTAGTAACTCAAATACAATTATAATCAGCGGGACTACCTATACTATTAGTGTAGGAAATTATAGCGCTGCTGATTTAGCAACCGCAATAACAACAGAAATAACATCTATCGGTTCTGTAGCGTTTAATACCGACAACAACGTTTTTGTGTTTACTTTTGGAAGCGCGAAAATAATTCAATCGACGACAATGACTCGCCAACTCGGTTTAGGAAATAGCCAGCTTCCCACAGCATCAGTAACGAGTTATAAAGCGACGAATCTTTGCGACCTCGGCGGTATTAGAAATATCTATGTGAGATTAACTAATCTGACTATGAACAATTTAGATTCAAACGGAACTAGCAATAATATTGTCGCGTCTGTTGTAAATGATACAAATTTTGGAGCGTATTTATTCCACACACCAAGCGAAGTTTTATATTATCAAGTAACAGAGGACCAATTCTCACATCTGAATATTTCGCTGACGGATCAAAGTAATATCCCATTAGAATTGAACGGAGTAGAATATACGCTAACGCTGACGTGTCATTTTGTAAAGCAACGACAGTCACAAACACGGACAACAATGTTAAAGGAAATTATAGAACAATATAAATCAAAAACTAAAACTAAAACCGACCTGAAAATATAATATATCCAGTGTATATAACAAATGTCTCTATTTGGTTCAAAAGCAAAACGTGCGGGAGTCTTCGGACTGAAGAAAGTTAAGAGAGGTATCTACGCTGCTAAGAATGGTGGCAAACACAGCGTCGATGCGCCGTCTATGAAGCGGGTTATGGGCGGGCGAAATGTAAGAGGGATGCAAAAATCAATCGAGAAAATGTAATTTCAAAAATCTAACAACCCATTAATTTATTATCTATAATCAATATATATAATGAACTACCCAATCGCAGATTATTTTACAGTATTCCCAACGAGTGCGGATGAAGGAGTAACAGGTGAATGCGTATTTAATATTCCCGCTTCGGTTTTTTCTTCCAACGCAAAAGGTCAGTATTGTCTGGTCAGTTTAGTAGATGCCGCACTTCACGATGCGGACGAAGAACAGCCAGTTATTATTTCGCTATCAAATGTCATGAATAGCAATGATGCGGTCGTCGGTCATTTTGATGTTATCACGCGTCATAACACATCATACAATCACGGCTTCACTGGAAATAAAGTTCAATACTTAATCCCAGCGAGACCATCTCAGCTAACAGTAAGAACCAAAGACACAACCCAATCGGCAGTCTCTATTGTCACACGGGTTTACTATACGTTCAAGTTTGAATATTTGTCTAAATCTGATGTTGAAAATGCCAATAACGAAACAGACTATAACGTGGCTTTTGCTCCTCAGACGACTTTTTAGAGTGTTCTATAAATATATTAAGACACACTGAACCAACTATTAATACATTGTCTATAGAACATTCCCTTATAATATAGAGTATAATTTATAAAGCCAGAGAGAAACTATCATATTCAAA